GTCTCCGCTGGCACTGAGGTCAGCTAGTTCTAGGGTGCCTAAATTTCCTAAATTGTCTTTTATCTGAAAATCTCCAGCATTACTTCCTCGGTGGAACCTAGTATCATTTATCCCCAATACCCCTGAGTTCGACGATGTTCTCGCTCCGTTGGAATCGACAATGAGACTCCGAGTACCTTCAGGGTTACCATAAAGGTCAAGCGGGCCAACTCTCATCACCGTTCCTGATGCAGCACCAAGTGAATCGGCTTTTAAATCCCCATCAATAGTAAGCGTTCCAGTCCCGCTACCAACGTCGATCGTAGCACCATCATCAAAATTAATGGAATTTGCCCCCATCGTAATGTCACCGGTCATTGTGCCTCCGGCGAGTGGGAGCTTGGTAGCAATACTATTTGTAACAGTTGTAGCAAAGTTTGGATCATCTCCAAGTGCACTCGCGAGTTCGTTTAGCGTATCAAGCGTACCTGGAGCGGAGTCAACAAGATTGGAAACCTCGGTATCAACATAAGACTCGGTAGCGTAACTTGGGTCAGCTGAAGGAACCCAGGCGGGTGTTACATCAGCACCGGTTTCAATGCCATCAAGTTTTGTTTTATCACCGTCAGCAAAAGCACCTTCAGAAGGTTGCAATTGATAAGAAGATAAATCCTGATCACCGGTATTTGTGCCACTTGTATTTCCAATAACAACCTTTTCAGCGTCTGTTACGTAGTTATCATCCGCTCCAAGAGCAGCGGCATAGTCGGCGGAATCAAAATCTTTAACCTGTGCAAGGTTTGTAACCTCGCTATCCATAAGTGCTCCAGCAGCGGTTACGTTTGTCGTATCGGTTACATCGGCACCGGCTTCAATTCCATCGAGTTTCGTATGATCCGCTGTGGTAAAGTTTTCGTCCGTTTGTGAGGCAACAGCAAAGTCAAGTTTACCAGAGGTGTCATCGTATGTAACACTAATACCGCTTTCAGTGTTGGATTCAACCATACCTCCAACAATGTCTTCTACTTCCTCACTTGAAAGAGAAGGAGTTGTTGCAGTTATAGTTCCGTCACCAGCTATGGTAATATTGGTTCCAGCTGTTAGCGCAGCCACAACGTTGGCTGTATCAGTCACATCCGCCGAGTCTTCAATGCCATCTAATTTAGTATGATCCGCATCGGTAAAGGCATTTGTGTCATCCTCCGACTCATAAGCGGACTTGATCTCAGCGCCAGTTTGGTCTGCAGTAGCACTGGATTCGATTCCATCAAGTTTTGTTTTTATGTCATTAAGCTCTGATCCCGTTACGGTTGTATCGAGAGAAGATAAGGCATCGCCAGGTTGGGTTGCTGAATCGGCGAGCGTACCTTGAGCTGCTGTAGCATAATCAGCGGGATCAAAAGCCTTAACATCTTCGAGGTTGGTCACTTCCGAATCCATCAAGGCTCCAGCTGTCGTAACGTTAGCGGTGTCAGTAACATCTGCACCGGATTCTATTCCGTCAAGTTTGGCACCGTCTATCGAAAGATCCCTGCCGTCGACCGTCTCAGAACCTGACATAACAATGTCCCCAGTCATTGTACCTCCAGCAAGAGGTAATTTAGTTCCAATCGAAGTACTTACGGTCGTAGCAAAGTTTGGATCATCACCCAATGCTGCAGCAAGTTCGTTTAGCGTATCGAGTGTACCGGGTGCCGAATCAACAAGGTTGGAAACCTCCGTATCAACATATGTCTCTGTTGCGTAACTCGGATCCGCATCAGGAACCCAGACGGGTGTTACATCAGCTCCGGCTTCAATTCCATCGAGCTTGGTGTGGTCTGCATCGGTAAAGGCATTTGTATCAGCCTCACCTTCATAAAGGGATTTAATTTCAGCACCTGTTTGATCAGCTGTAGCACCACTTTCAATGCCATCTAATTTTGCGTGGTCAGCGGTTGTAAAGTTTTCGTCGGTTTGGGATTCAACACTAAAGACAATAGAACCCGTTGCATCGTCGTAGGTAACAGTAATGCCGCTTTCGCTGTTTCCTGTGACCATCGCTCCGATGATGTCCTGAACCTGTTCGTTGGAAAGAGAAGTGTCAGTGGATGAAATGGTTCCATCAGCTGCAATTGTTATATTGGTTCCTGCAGTAAGAGAAGCCACAACGTTGCTTGTGTCCGTTACATCCGCTCCGTTCTCGATGCTGTCCAGTTTGTTTCGATCGCCCGTTGTAAGCGTTGCGATATCAAGTGCTGCTCGAATCTGCGCCTTCTGAGATTCTGTTGGCGGTGAGCCCTGAGGTCCTGGTCCGAAGTTGATCTGTGCCATGTTTCTATTTATACGTTTTAGTCAAGGACTATCTTAATACCATCAAATGTTATGAATTCTGTGTCAAATATAAGACTCTCCGCCCAATCAACGTTGTCCGGATCTGGTCTCTTACCGATTTCTGTAAAGGTTGTGAAAAAGTCTGGGGTGTCTTCAAAGGTTCCCGTTCTAACCCGAACACCTGCGTCGTCGTATTCACCTCCAGTGTCGTGGTCATAAAAGAATGTGTCCACAGACTTGATAAGTGATACCCCTCGCGCATTACTTGAAAACTTCGTGCGAAGGTTAAAGGTCAGTGTGTAAATGATCAGTCTCCGAGACGATTCAAAGTCACCCTCGTATGCGTCCTCGGAGCTTACGCCTGTTAATTGTATTGGTACGTCTGTTACGCTACCTGGTCCTTCAAGCTCCTTAACCGAAATCGTGTAGTTTGGGTTAAAGTGCGGGATGATTTGTTCCAGTATTTGAAGTGCTTCATCCTGACCTCGTGACATGATATGCAAAGAAAAGCCAAGAAGGTATGGAGCTGCTTGCCAAACCTTAACGGGATTTCCGTCAGCATCGTTTTGAATGCAACGATTCATCCTGTTTAGTTTTGTCGTTGAATCGTAGCTAAACTCCGTCATCTCAAACGCCATGCGAGGTAGTTTAAGAGCAATGTCACGTTCATCGCTTGCTTTAACACGTCCGAGATATTTCTCCTTGGGTGCATAAGCAAGAGGAACACGCTTAACGCCCTCCATTTTGCCACCGCTGACCTGAGCTATTTCAATATCATTGAATAGCTGCCCAAAAACAGAAACCATTTTCTTAACGGTTCCATTGTAAAAGTATTCGTGTCCAAGCATGCTAAGCGTCCGGTTTAGTTCCTATAACACAATCTGTTTCCGTCACTCGAACACCAGCGTCTGTGTAAACACCGTTTGTGTCGAAGTCATAAAAGAAGGTGTCAACCGTTTCTATAAGGCCAACGGTGTTGGGATAGAAAGAAAATTTAACCTTAACATCGAAGGTAAGTGTGTAAATGATTAAACGTCGAGATGATTCAAAGTCACCTTCATATCCGTCTTCGCTAACAACACCCGTTAAGGTAATTGGAACATCGGACACACTCTCGGGTCCTTCAAGACCTTTAACTGAAACGGTGTAATTGGGATTGAAATGCGGAACAATTTGTTCTAAAATCTGAAGTGCTTCGTCCTGTCCTCGCGACATGATATGCAAAGAAAAGCCAAGCTGGTATGAGGTGGACTGCCAAACTTTAACTTTGTTACCTTCCTCATTGGTTTGAATACACCGGTTCAACCGGTTTAATTTGCTGTCTGTGTCTGCAGCAATGTCGGTCATTTCAAAGGACATCCGAGGAAGTTTAAGAGCAATGTTTCTATCAACGTCCTGTTTAATCCTTGCAAGGTATTTTTCCTTGGGAGCATAAGAAAGAGGAACACGTTTGGCGCCCACTATTTTTCCGTCATCCGCGTGAGCGAGTTGAACGTTGTTAAACAACTGACCAAAAACCGAAACGATTTTCTTTATAGTTCCGTTGTAAAAGTATGAATGACCAAGCATGCTAAGCGTCCGGTTTAGTTCCTATGACGCAGTCGGTTTCTGTTACTCTTACTCCTGCGTCGTCGTAAGTTTGCCCGCTATCAAATTCGTTGAAAAACGTATCGACGGTTTCAATAATGCCAACAGCTTCCGATGGATGAAAAGCGAATTTGGTTCGAATAGTAAATCCCAGGGTGTAAACAAGTAACCTCCTTGAAGATTCAAAGTCGCCTTCATAGGTGTCCTGAAAGTTAACTCCATCTATCATTATAGGGATATCGCTTTTGCTTTCTGGACCTTCTAAACCCTTTACAGTAACTGTGTAGTTGGGATTAAAGTGAGGGAGGATTTGTTCAAGTACCTGAAGTGCTTCGTCCTGTCCCTTTGACATTATTTGCAATTCAAAGGCAAGGATGTATGGCGAGCTTTGCCACACCTTAACCTTGTTTCCTTCGGCATCTGTTTGAATGGTTCTATTAAGACGATTTAATTTAACAGCTCCATCATAAGAGATGTCAACCATTTCAAAGGACATGCGAGGTAATTTAATCGAAACATTACGCTCGAGACCCTGCTGAACTCTTGCGAGGTATTTCTCTCGAGGAGCGTAAGAAAGCGGAACCCTTTTTACTCCAACCATTTTTCCACCACTGACATCCGCTACCTCAAGATCATTAAAAAGTGTGCCAAAAACAGACACGATCTTTTTGAGGGATTCGTTGTAGAAGTATTCGTGTCCAAGCATGCTTAGAAGTTAAAAGGTTCTCCGAATGGGTTTTCCTCGCTAAAGTCAAGAAAGTCGTTTGCATTAACGTACTGGCTAAAGGCTGAGTTCTGCGCTGCAGGATCATTGGGAAAAAGCTCTTCATCGTCAGCAGTTCCATCATCAATTTGATTGATATTCGTCGCGGTAATACTTGCACCTGATGTTGCTCCAACAAGAACTGTTCCGGTTGTCAGCGCATGGTATTTGCCATCGTCAAAGGTTGGAGGGCTAACGTGCACTCTTTGTATCTCGGGAGAGCTGTTTTCTACGGTGTCGTACTTAAAGAACTCAACTGAACCTGTAACGCCGCTTGGCAGTGTAAAGGTAAGTGTTTCAAATTCCTGAAGAGCAAACCCTTGATCCGGTGAGTCGTTGCTGGTGTACTCGATGATCTGAACATCACCCGAGATACCCTGAATGCGGTCAATCTCTTGAATACCGGTGTCAATCTCCTGGCTTTCGTATTCAAATAGCTCACATGAAAGACGGAAAATTGGTATGTCTTTTAATTGGTGGAATGGCTTTTTATCTTCAACAAATTTAATCTCAAATAAGCCTGATGTTAGTGGAAAGTAAATAAGGTCTCCTTCAAGCGGTCGAGCGGAGTTCTCAGAGTAACCATGTTGGCCAATAAGCTGGTTCCAACGGAGGTTAGCCACAACAAGATTTACGGAGTCTCGTATCTCAAGACCGAACTTGGAAAGTAATTGGCCGTCACCCTCAAAGCCATCAACGCTTTCAACATACATCTCAATCTTATAAGCCTTTTCGAATGAGCTGATAAGATCCTCGTTAATAATAAGATCCTTTTTAACGATCCTTCGAGGGATGTAGTAGCAATCTTGGCCATATATCTGAATGGCCTCAATAACTAGTGACTCGTAGAGATCTTGCTCCTGACGAGTTCCGTTTTGGAAGTAGGGATTAGTTGGCATTATCCAATGAAGAAGTCAACGGGTTCCTCGTAACGAAGTTGCCAAGTTTCCTTAAGTTCTTTAAGATCAGCAACCGCGTCATCGTATATTTTAGCACCACTAATTGTAACGCCGCCTGGTAATTGCATACCTTCAAACTTACTAAGGTTTTGTCCCCACTGCTTTTTAATAAGAAGAGTAAGGAGTTCCTTTAATCCCATGTCGTCGTAGACGTCTGTGTAAGAAGCGGGATTAACAGTTTGGTATGTTTCAAAAATAAGAAAATCCCCCTCTGTAACGTGATCACCGATTTCAGCATGAAACTTGACGGTGTTCTTGTGACGGTTGAAGGCTATTGATACACCGTGTCCGTTAAGAACATCTTCGACCAAGCTCATGTATTGAGAGGTAAGCTCGTAATTTACTAGACCGCTTGGATTGCGCATGCCATAGAAATCGTTGAGGTGCATTTGATATTTTGCATTGAACATGGTTGAAGCTGAAAGATCTTCAAATCCAAGAACACGCACAACTGACAGAACCGAGTCGGGTACTGTGATTTCGTTGTTGGTAATTTCTGTTGAAGTGACCTGATGTTTGATCAGAGACTTAACAGTAGCGTCGCTGTGATACTCCTGCCAGTATTGGATTGCCTCATCAAGGCGATCTTCGATCTGATCGTCGTCGATGTTAATCTCAACCACTGGAGCTCCAAGTTCCCTCAAACAATAGTCAGCTAATTCGGTTCTAGATGTTGGTTTAGCCATACAACTATTTATATGTTTTATCATTTAGTCGCAACACTAAATCACAATCTAATTATTACCAAATAAACCTAATCCCCTTAACTTAACGGCGGGATCTACGACCGATCCATGCGGAGACAATAACGGTTACAAAGACAACCAAGCCCATGAGTATATCGTCTGCGGCCGCATCAAGAACGTCGTTGGATAAACCAAGTTGTTCAGTTTTTTCGCGATACCAGAAACAAATGCCGAGTAGGGCTTTGTAGGAAAAAACACAGATGATCAGTAACAGGAATAGCTTAACAACAGTTTTCATTTATCTTTGTCGTCTCCTTCCTGTTGTTGATTTGGGCCTGCCCACGGTATAAACCGGCCAGGGTTATTAGAAGCTCTTTTTGCAATTCTAACGATTCCATCAATTACTTCTGGAGAGATAACTCCAACGATTCCATAGATAACTGCTTTGTATAAACTATCAATTGGTGTTTGTTCTAGAATGTACCAAGCGATTGCGCTTGATATAGCGGCTGCGGGTATTCTCTTAAAAAGAAGTCCCGCGGTGATCCGTTCATGAGAAGAAAGTATTCTAGCAATCATTCCGGACGCACCTATAAGTGGTACCAGCCAGCCTCCTTCAATGAAGGCCTGGATTAATGATTTCTGAGGTTCTTGCATATGACCGAAGTGGCTAATAACTATTTATACAAAATGACTCTTTAAATACAACCTTTTTAGGTTATCTTATTTTCAGAAAACTATACGCCTTTTTGTAAAGCGGTGGTACCTTTTCGTCTCCGTTGCCCATGATTGCTTTTAAGATCGCGGAGCTGTTAATGATTTGAGTAAGCCGGCTGTCTTTCCGTGGACCTGCAATCTTAATTTCACAAACAGCCGCTTCGTAAATCTCTATCGACCGGTCTTCGCTTTGTCCCGTTACATAACATGCTCCCAGCACATTCACTGAAGCATCCGGCCACAGCGTGATTTTAGCAAACGAATGAACCTTATTGAAAAACATTAAAGCTTTGTCGGCTTGCCTTTCTTTAACATAACAATGAGCCAAAGCAGTCCAAACGGAGGTGATCCAACGATAGGTATGTTTTCCCCAATAAGGGTCTCCAATCTCTTTAAAGCCACACAGAGTTTCATAAAAGCTTTCGAGCTCTTTAATGGTTCCCATGTTATCATGGATGTAGCGGTAAGCAAGCATGCAAAAGGCTTGACTCATGCGATTAAAGCTATTGGGATAAGTCCTCGCCAAAGCAAGACCTCGGCATCTTTGATATCCTTCTGGTCCATCATTTCTGCCACTGAAGTTTGCCAAAAAGTTTTTAGGATCAAAACGGACTCTTTCAACCATTTGGTTAAATTCGTCAAGGTTTACTCCGGGAATAACCAAATCGACATCAGGAAGGGACGAATAACAATAGGTTAATTTGGTGTCCTGATAGGTTATAACAACACTGTTTTCTTCCCAGGAGATCTCTGCTTTTTGGGTCATCTTACTTTTTTAGCTATGGTTGCCGCCAGTTTATCACTATCAGTTTGTATTCCTTGATCCTTGAAATACTTTTCCATGGTGTCTTGGTTTGTTAAATCCCCGTATTCCAAATGACTTAAATAGGAACGTTTTTCGTCTCTGGATTTTAGTAAAGCTTTGCGTTGTTCGTATATGTAGGCAGGAATCCTTTTGAATTTACTTTCACAGCTTTTTTCTACAGCCTCGATGTCTCTGGTAAGAATGGTTACCTTTGCTCCTGGTAAGATCTCTACTAAAGCGTCAAGGGTCGCCATCAAATCGTGGCCTCTTCCAAATGTAATTTGTTTGCATCCCCAATACCTATTACCAAGAGGATTAAGCCACGTTTGCATCAACCTAACAATTTGATCCCGCATCTCTTCCTCATCAAAGGTATTATACCACGCGGGGAACCGACCACGCGCCTCGATCTCATCCCAATCGCCTCTGTGATCCGGCTTGGTATAAAACCTGGAGGTGGTAGAATTCCTAGCGAAATTCAATAAATCAATCAAAGATCTTGAAGATTCACCCATTAAAAGAGTGTCGGGACATGAGTTAAATTGTCGAAGCAAAAGCGTGGACCCGCTTCGAGGCATGGCAGCAATCAATCTAAAGTTATTGGTTTCGCCCATTTCAATCCTCGGTTTCTTTTTCTTTGGTTAGTCTCCTTAACTTACCTTCAAGCTGGTCAATCCGACCAATGGCTTCAATTGAGAAAATGATTGCCTGATCAAGCAATTTTCTATAATCATCTTCGCTTATTTTACGTTCCTCAGGAACCTCGGCATCCGGAAACAGATCGGAGTTTGCTTTTAGAATCTGCTGGAACTTTTCTATATTATTCAATGAAAAGTATCTTTTTGAATAATCGTCGATGCTACCGTATGTTGTATAAAAGTCAAACTTGTGAGGTGTAACAGTTCCTGCATAGGTGTTGTTGTAAATTGCTCGGGATAAAACCTCCGCTGATGTTGGGGTTTCATACGCCCGAATTCGTGGAAGGTCTAGGCCAGTAACATCACAGAAGTCGTCAATAACATTTCCTCCTTCTTTGTAAGTGCGAACATTTGCAATCCCCTTCCACCTTTTCCAGTTGTTGTAAATTGTACTTCCCCAACTTTTAAACCACTTACAAAATGTCAAAGGGTTGCGATTGTGTTTTGCGTGCACCTTGCCCTTAAGAACTTTGTCCTGAAGACCCCACTGTTCCCATGC